AGCACCGAAGAAGTTTGCAAAGGGCGCACTCCAGCTTACCCCCGTCATCAACTCTGGATAGCCGACAGGCGCCTGCCCTATAAATGTAATTTGTGACCAACAGATCACTAAGTTCATAATACGGAAGCTACCGCTTGCGGCGTTTCCTGTAGAAGCAAGATTCAATTGATCAGCAATCGCCTCCGCCATCAGAGATGGCAGCAAGATTGCCAGGGAAGCTTTGAGCGCGTTTGGCAGCCAACTCGCGCCGAAAACCTGCCAATAGGTTCCATTCGGCGGCGCATACCCGCTGCCCGGGGTAGCGTTGATCCACTCATAAACGATGTTGTCACTACCTCGTGCAACGTCATTGAGACTGTATGTCAGGTCGGCCGCGTAGTCCGGCACGCCTCGGCCCATCATATAGAGCCCCGCCGAGGTGGCAAACTTCTCCACCCAATTGAGCCACTGTTTCGGAGGCGCTGCGGGTGGACTGGTGAAGCCTGCAGCCTGCTGGCCAGTCGTAGGGGTAGTGATGTCGCCACCTGCAGCGCTGCCGGCCCAGGGTACAACGGACGCGGTTGATGGTCGTGCGATTGACATGGTGATCTTCTCTCCTAGACGAAGGCTGTGGCCCAAAGGCCGGTAGTAAGACTCCAATCACAGCTATTGGCGAGCAGTGGTGAGCTGGCGGCTGGATCGTCGGGGTTGAGGTCAGTGAGTCCGTAGACGTTCGTGGTGGGCTGCCACTGGAAACTTAGTTCCGTTCCGCTAGGTCGCGCAAGGAGTCCATACGGTAGATTGCTCCGGCCGGCCGGCAGATGGAGGAGTGCAAGCTGCGTCGCCGTTGGTTGGGTCTGGGGCGACCCATCGGGATAGATGAGCGCGACGTGCGTCGCCATAGTACCGAGGTCGATGGTCAGCAGCGTGATAGCGGAGCTACAGGCCGCGCCGTTCTGCATGGCAAGCGCGTTCGTCGGATCGAAAATCCACCAGAGCGTCCTGCGAAGTCCGGGGTTGTTCGCTACGGCGCTATTGCGGTAGATTTTCGCCATGACGAGCTGCCAAAGCCCGGCATCGTCCAATGTGCCACCTCCGGGAAGCTGCTTCGTCACGCCGACGAGCTGGCCTATGATTCGGAGTTGGTCCCCGGTCGCGGAGTTCGTATTGACGGGATAGGTCGCACCGCCGTCGGGCGTGTAATAAATGTTGTCATTCGGATTCAGTATCCGCGCGAACCGCTGCATCAGGTTGTCTAGGTCCTGCGCCATAGTATAGATACCGTCGAGCAATCCAGTCAGTCGCGGGCTGTTGACGTACTGGCTGATAACCCGGCCGAGACCCTGCGTGGTGGGGTCGCCGAGTTTGCCGACAAAGTCTATGGACGGGCTGCTCATGACAGTGGGAAGGCTGCGATACCGTTGATGTAGACGTCGGTTGCTGCGATGAGGCCATATTGCTGGAAGGTGAGCGGATAGTTCGCGCCGACGTCTCCCCAGGTAGGCGGCGACGTCGCAGCGCCGAATTTCATCCCGCCATTGATGAGATCGAAACCAGGCACTTGCCCGACGAAGGCACCCAGCACGGCCGTCCAGGACAACTGGCCCGCGCTGTCGCCACCCAGCGGATGGTTCTGCGCATTCGCCGACCACGTGCCGATCAAATTGGCAATCTGCTGGGCTCCATCGCTCGGCCAACCAGATCGCGTGATCAACAGTACATCGACCAGAATACGCTGCGGGACCGCCAGGTCCCAGAGAATCGTATGCCAGTTGCCCTGCTCGTCGGTCGCGATACTCGTTTGGCCGCCCATCATTCCGCAGCCGGGCGCCTTTAGGGCATAGATCTTGTTTACCACCCGCGAGACATCCGGGGAAGATTGCAACGCTACGATCACCCGAATGCTCCTCGGATTGAGAGTACCGCCCCCAGGCAAGTTCTGGACGATGTCGGTGTTGTTTTCCCAGACGGCCGCCTGGCTCACATCCGCCGGCATATTGTTGAGCGCGCTATCGAGCCCATCGGCCATCCCTTGGGTTGCCAGCCCAAAGCTATTCTGGCGCCGTATCCGCACGTTCGGATCGCCCTCACTGAGGTATCCCAACGTCGCATTGCTCACGACCGTCACGGAGGTAACGCCTGGGATCACACTGAGGAGCGAAAGGGGCGTAGCTGCCGGGCATTGGATGGCGCCCAGAACGGTGCAAATCGCCCATGCGTTGGCGGATGTTCCGCCCCCTCCGATGGTCGCGCCTGGCGTTTGAACGCCGCCGCTCAAAGTGTAGACGTTCGACCACTTTGCGATCGTGCCGTCCGCCAGCGTACTCTGAATGAGCGTGCCAGTCGGAATGGGGGTGCTCGGAGTGCCCGCAAACTGCACTGGCACGTAGGAGGCCAGTCCTGGATTCCGCTGGATGCCATTGATGCCAGCAATGTTGGTCAGCATCTGGCTGGTGGCACCGTTGGGATTCGCGAGTCCCGCGTAGAGGTCGGCAACCGCGCCCTCAAGGTCGCTGAACATCTCGCTCAGGCCGCCGATCGCTTGGCCGTCTGGAGAGCGCGCATCCAGGTCGGCGAGTGGGTAGGCCGTCGCCCAAAGCGTCTGCAGGGCGGACTCGATCGAATTCGTTCCCGTCATGGGAACACGGACGTAGCCGGTGGGCGTGATGGCGCCGGTGAAGAGACTCATGGCAGGGCCTCGCTGATGGCATAGGGACCGCCGCTATCTAGCTTACCCTTGGCGGTACAGGTAGCAGCGCGGGTCGTGTGGTTGAAGTTGAAGGAGAAAGTGTCGATGGACGCAACCCCGTCGACGGAGAGAATCGCGGCCTTGATGAGCCCTTCACCGTACGCCAGATCGGCCGGAAGTACTCCGAGGATGGGCCGGGCGGTGGCGTTCGGCTGAGCCATCCAAGGGATACCCTCGGACGTGTTAAGAAACCACTCGCCCAGAATGAAGCGCAGCACGCAGCCGAGCGTCTGGACCACGGCATCATCGTCGGTCAGAAATTGCCCCGTGATGTCCAGGTGGCCATCCGATGGATCGACCGACAGGCGGCGACAGGTCAAGCTCATTCGCCCACCATGACGGTTTGAGAGGTGCCCGCGCCCGCAGTCGCATGCGGCGCGCCGGTCACGAGACAGGGGCAAGAGCCCATCAGGACGCCATTGACCATCGGGGCAGCGCCCGGTGGGGCATTCAGCAGCACCTGTTGGCCGTTGATGGCCGTGGTCCCGGTGGCGCCGACCGTCACCGAGCCCGCAGCGTTGATGGCGACGTTGCCACTCTTGTCGATCCGCACCTTCGTAGTCCCGGCGCTATCCCGTAGCTCGACGGCATCGGTCGCGAGCGAACTCGGTAGGTGTGCCTGACTCGAAATGCCTACGAAGGCGAAAGCGTCGCTCAAGTCGTGGGTGCGATACTCGCTGGGCAATTGGGCTCCATCCTTCGTGAGCTTGATCCCATTCTGCCACCACATATCGATCGCGCGCTCGCTGAAGACGAGCAGGCATTCGTCGCCCGCCGCGACTGGAAAGGATAGCGTGAAGCCGCCGCCGCTTGGGAAGTAGACCGGGCAATCCACGAGGTCAGGCAGATCGACGGCACCCTTCTCACCCCGAAAGATCCGCTTGATGCCCGGCTTGCACTTAGCGGTCTTTTTCGTGGAGTCGTAGCTGATGATGGCGCCCGGCAGGCAAGTGTGGAGGTCCAGTAGCCGCGCCTCGATGCGGGCATTCTGCGCCGCCTCCGCGTCGTTCGTCGCGGCTTCGAGGTCTTGCACTGCGGGGAGGAGGGTAGGATCCATGGGGTTCGCTACATCTTGAGCGCGGCCTTGATCCTGTCGACCATCTCGTCAGAGTAATTCTTCGACTGTGCGGCCATCATCTGAAAAACCGCCCACTCGTGAGTACCTTCTACTTCTTTATTCGCTTTCCACTGCGCGCGCACCTTATCGTCTGGATTTCGCGAAAGGCGCTGGTATTCGTTTCCGATCTTCTTTTCCTGCCCGAGCTTCCACAACTCGGCCATTTTCGGGCTCAATTCTCTGCCGCCTACATTCACCGTAGCGGGAGCGGCGCCACCGGAACTGCCGCCCCCTTCGCCCCATTTGCCATCGGGCTCCCTTGGCTGGTCTGGATTGAAAGAATCGACTACGCGCTGCGCGTTCTTGTTCCCGTGGAGAGCAAGTCGGCGGTAGTAGAGCATCCGTTCCGTGTTCATGGCGTTCTCCTACAAAACATCCGAATCCGGCGTGCTTGACATCGGCATGCCCTTCCGACTCGGTATCGGCTGGTCGAGCCCCACGGTTCGGCATTCGCTCACCCATTCGGTGTCACGCGTGTCGCCCGTCAGCTTGTGGGCAAACACCTTGTAGATGCCATCTGGGTCGAGCCGCACCGGCACCTTCGGGCCCTTGAGCTTGTGCTGCTGTCCCGTCATCGACGCCTTGAGATGCTTCTGGCGAACCTCGTTGTTTTGCAACCAGAGCTTGCCACCGGGGACAATCCGCGATTCAAGCATGGTGCGGATTGTGATGCCTTTGTCGTTGACTTCGGGCGGGCCGAGCAGGCCGGTATCGCTCGACACTACGATCGCCTCGTTAGGCAGCACGGAGTCCACCGGCACGAGGTTCAGCAGGCCGTCTTGAATCGACCAGTGGCCATCATTCTCGCGCTCGATGGTGCGCATGACGTCCGCCGCCTTGCCCGAGTAGGTACGGCCGCGGATGCGCGCGCGAGAGAGATTCTTGCCGTGGATGTGCCCCTTCGTGGTGGCCTGGAACGACGTCAGCAGGTTGTCGATGGTGTCTTCGTCGTTGTGACCGGCCGCAAGCGTGAAATTCACGATGGCGTTGCGGAAGTCCTTGTCACCGTCGCCCGCATTGATCTCAGCGTAGCGGTCGAGCCCATCACCGTAGAAGTGGGTGAAGCGGATGTTTCCACGAAATACCACGCGCTCTTGCCCCATGTAGCCGGCAATCAAGATGAGGTCGTTGTATTCCTTGTCGATGGCCTGCTCGTGCGCCTGAAGCAGGTTATAGATGGTGATGAGGGCGCTGTTCGGCGTGTGGTAGATGGTCTTCACCACCTCGAATTTGATCCGCAGGCCCGGCGAGTTGTCGCTGGGCTGGACGCTTTCAATGGACAACCCCGTCGTTGGGCTCACGTCGCCGTTGCCGTTCTTGCCCACCAGCACGCGGGCATAGCGCAACCACTTGGAGCCGAGCTGCGTAGGGGTGGCAGTGACGGTCATGGTGGGAAAGCCTCATTCGGTGCCAGGTACACCACGATCACCCGGTTCCCCAGGTCATCGTTGAACGCGCCCAGCGGGTCCGCGTCCGTCATCTGCAGCACCTGGCCGACCGTGCCAGTCGTGCCCACCAAGGCCGGCGCCGTTGTGGCCGCCATATCGACGGCGTACATGGAGCCGATGCCGAGCCCATAGGGTGCCAGTAGATCGCAGCCTAGCAGAATCGGTACGCCCATGACGAGCGGCGCCCCGGTCGTATCGTCGTACAGGTCGAAGCTCCACACGCCATTTCGCTCGTTGTAGTTGGTCCTGAATTGATAGACGGTGCCGTTCAGGGCGCAGGAGAAGGACTCCCAAGGATTGGAGGTGAAGGGGATTTTGACCATCAGCCGCCCTTCCCTATCCATTGAGAAAGCCAGGATACCGACTTTTCCTCGGCATCATCTGTTTCCTCGGCCGTCTTCTTGCCTGCGTCCACTTCGGGCGCCGCCACCCGTTTTGTCTTCTTCGGGCCACGTGGCGGGTACACGACCTTCGACGTCCCGGCGAACGTCACCTGGTGAAGTTGCAGGGTGGCCCGCATGATGCCCGCAGAGTCAACCGTCTGCTCGGCCGAGCCCTGCTCGATCATCATGTTCTGGTAGAGCCCCAAGCCGATCTGAACGTCGTAGACGGTGAACGCCTTGGCGCCCTGCTGGATGGCCGCCCAAGCGTTGACGCTGCGTCGTTCATTCGGCCCCATGAACGCCAAGCCCTGCGACTGCGCGAGTTGAATCGCAGGCGTGCCCTTGTTGTCGGCCAGCAATGGCGTGTCGCTGACCACTACTTCCAGTGTGAGCGTGTCGGGCTTCGCGTACGCATGATCCGCCATGCTGACGCCGGTTTCGACTGGGTTCTCAGTGATGGCGATGGAGAACGACGGCGCCTCCCGAATCGTCGAATCGAACAGCAGGACATCGAAGCCCAGCGCTATCCCACTTGCCGCCTGGGCAGAATCGCGAGCTATTAGGGCGGTGTTGGCCATCAGAGTCCATGCGCCGGCTGCGCGTTGTGCGTGTTGATTCGGTTCTGATCAGGCGACATGAGACCTTCGCTCGCTAGCGCCCGCTTGATTTCATGCGCGTGGTTCAGGGCGTCCTTGGGCGTCCACTTTTCGCCGCCCTTGACATGGACGTGGATTGCACCGACGTGGTTTTCGATGTGGGAGTTGCCCCCTTGCTTGCCCCAGTACGCCCCCGCCCTCAGGAACTTGTGTTGCGGATCGTTGGGATGGCCAAGCCAAGAGATCGGCGCGGTCTTTTCTCCGGCTTTCGCCGCCGCCTCGGCTGCTCGCTTGGCTTGGGCACCACTGAACAGGTCGTCCATCTTGCGTTGCTTGTAGCGCCAGTCACGGTTGACATTGCCGACCGCGACCGTCTCAACATCTTTGGCCAAGCCCAGAAAATGCAGACTCTTGACCAGGGGATTGATGACCTTCGCGGCGGCGTTTCCGATGTCGTCCCAGAGATCATCCCACCAATCCTGAATCGCTGACCAGTTCTCTTTGAGATCCTTGCCCGCCTGAACGATCTCGTAGATGGCCAAGGCCATCAGCCCAATCGGGCCGCTCTTGAATGACAGAGCTAGGAACGCAGCGCCCAAGACGGCGAGATAATCCTCCATGGTCCGCACAGCATCGGGGAACTTTTGGAGCATCCACCCCGTGACCGACTTGCCGTGCTCATGGAATACCCATAGGTCCTGCGCGATCAAGATGATGAGCCCGAGAATTCCGCCCATCAGCGTCGCCCTCAGAAGGCCGAAGCCCTGGACGAGTTTCGCCACGGACAGGGCCGCCTCGAGCGCATCCTTGCCCAGGTGGAAGAACCACATCCCGGCCTTCAATGCCGTGATGGAAGCCGCCACCTTCAGGATGGTGCCGAAGTGCTGCGCGACCCACTTCGCGACCTC